TTCCTTTAGGGTATCTTCGTCATCAATACTGACTTCAATTAGTTGGGGTTTTGCTGTTAATTGTGAGAGTTTCATTTGTTATTTCCTTTGATTTGTTTGTATTGTATTTATTCAGAATCATTTAGTTCTTCTAGTAGTTGATTTAGAAGTGCTAAACGAAATGCCTGTTTGGCTTTTAATTGTTTTACTGTTGCCATCATATTATCTAACATAGGCATCATTTTTGCTTCGTCTGCAATTAGACTACGCAATTTTTCTTCATTGGTTTTTAACCATATTTGTTCATGTTGTGTCATTTGTTCACCTATATAGAAAAAAGGGGAATATTGCTATTCCCCTCTCTCTTAACCCTTAATGAATTAAGATTAAGGGTTAGTACCAGTTGTCATTGAGCCATCAACTGCGATAGTCACAGGTGAGACCCATACAGGTGCTTCTGGGTTAACAGTAGCCGCTAGACTAGAAATGAATCCTTGTCCTGCATAGTAATATGCATTAGCAGTTGCGTTTGCACCGTTCATAACTAGTTTCCACTGAACCTGTACTTTATTGCTTGACAATTCAGCAACACCATATTCGGCTGCTGTATTGCTTCCACCTGTACCGAACCATACAGTAGGATCAATAACTACGTTAGTAGAAATTTCGTTGTCTGCTGGTGTAGTTAACTTATACATGTCCTGATTACAGAAATCAGTATATGAGTATATACCAGTAGAATTAGTGATAGTAATATCTTGCAAGCAAGTGACACTTAATGCGTTAGCAATGTTGCCCCAGTTTGCGCTATTACTAATCAAACTTGTACTAATCAACAATGTTGGTTGAGTACCTTGTGTATTGACTGTAATTCTTGCCATTTGGTTTCTCCTTGTAAGTTGGCGTTATGTATTAAATTCCATGCGTAATAATCTGAATGTCCAAGTATGTCGTTCTGCTTGTGTTGGACCATATGTGCGAACTTGGTCAAAGTCACGTTCAAAATAACCATCAAACAATTGTTTGCCGTCATCTTTAACTGCTGTAACTAAGTTTGCAATAATTGCGTTGATTGCTAGATTATATGGATCATCTTGGTAACTAATATATGTGATATTGAATACATCATATGCATGATATATTGTTGCACAATATTGTATGCCAAGTTGATGAGGATTTCTTTCGTCAAGGTGAACATCACTGACATATACACCATAGCGAACAACATCTGCCTCGCTAGGGTAATCGTCATATACTGGAATGTTCCATGCCTTTGGTATATCACGTTTTAACACGTTGATAATTTCTGTACCATCAACAAAAGGTTCATTCAGTACTGAGTAGTTCACAGCGACCATTAGAAATATCTCCTATCGCCATTAAAGTAATTAGGATCTGCTGTCCAGTTTTCTTCCAACTTAGTTGTTGGGCCTTGTGGGGCATCCTGAAACAAGTCATACCAATTACTTAATTCTTGTGCTTTAGTCCATTCGTCTACGCAACGCATTTTAGCGAAATCATAGTTTTGTTTGTCTACGTCATTCATGTTACTAACATCGGTAACAAGACTTTCATAGAACACTAAGATTGCGCCAAATGTATCAAGTCTAATTAATGTTTGGTCATTTTTAATGAGCAAACTAGGATTAAAACTTGATACTAATTGTCCATTGGGCAGGTTCGCATAATAGTAAGCACCAATAACGGTGTCGCAATAGTTTTGCCACCAACCAAACTCCATTTTGTATAGCCACTCTTGTGAAGCAACTTTGAAGTATGGTGCCCAATCAACATTGAGAGCAGCCGCTCTACGTTCCGCTGCCGGATCATAGAACTGAATGTCTGCTACTGTTGCATTTGAGATTCGTTGATAAGGTACTGACATATTATATTTTCCTTAGACAGGGGAGAGTTACCTCTCCCCCTTTATTCATATTACTGCTGAATGTTAATAGCACCGCCTCTACGTAAGTCACCAACGCCAGCACCGAAGTAACCAACGCCAGTTAACCACATCTGTAGACCACCTGGAGTTTCACCAGTCTTAATCTGTAGACCTTCCTTCATAACAGTGAACAATGCACTATCACCGAAGTAAGCACCGACTAGTACTGGGAAAGGACCAGAACTTAAGAATGTACGGTTTGCAGATGTAAGGAATGTAGTGAACATTACCATACAGCCATAAACACTTTCAATCTTACCAGTTGAAAGCAATTCGTTACCAAGTGCTGATAGGTTTGAACCACCAGACTGTGATACTGCACCACCAGTCAACTCAGCAAGTAAACGATTCAATGAAGAACCAGTTTGACCTGCAACTGTACCTTCTGCATCACCATTGCTATCAAGAACGATAACAGGTGTTCCAGGCATACGAGCAACCTTGAAGTTCTGCTTGACTAAACGAATTAAGTCAAGAACACTAGCGGCGCTGAAGCCATTTGTACCACCGGCACCAACAGAAACGTTAGAACCAGATTCTGCAAGTTCCATAGCACCTAACTGTAACACACGGTCAAAGCCGTCTGCTGATGTTGGGTAGTATGTGTTTCCTGGAGTTGCTTTGAAGCCCTGGAATGCAAGTGTAACACGTTGGTCAACTTTTTCAGCGAATGAATCGCCAAGTTCTGCACCAAGAGTTGCAGCCAACTGGAAACTAGTTGTCCAGCCGTAGAAGATATCAAACGCAGTTGTTGCTACTGCTGGTGAAGCAGTGATTGAACCCTGTTCTAGTGATGGGTTCTGTACGTTTGCGTTACCTGTTCCCCATGTACCGCCAGTACCGTTTGCGTTATAATCTTGATAAGTGATAGGAGCAAAGTTAGGAACTAAGAATTGATTACCCTGTGTAGGTGTAACAACGTTAGTCATGTTAACTAGACCCTGTGATTCGTGCATTGCACGTAATGCGAAATTGCTGATGGCTGTTGTAAAACCATCTGCTTCATTATTAGGACCGCCTAATACGTATGCCATTTTAAATCTCCTCTATGTTGGCAATCAGAGTATCTTACGACTTGATGTTGATACACTTGCTGTAACGCCAACTCCCTTGAGTCCGACTCGCTTACCTAAACCATTACGATTAGCCCATGCATTGAATGCGGCTGGGTCACGTGAATAGTCAGGAATCGCTTCGTCCATAGCGCCTGCAAATCTACCACCATTAGGTCTTAACCCGGAACCACTTGAACTATTACTCTGTCTTAGAAGTTTAGGATTACCCTGTGCAACTTCGTTTACTAGTCCAGTGATTGATAGTGGAGAACCGTCCATACCATAACGTTCACGACCTTTATTGTCTACGATTACATAACTTCCATCATCATTCCATTGAATGTTGGATTTTACTTTTGTTAATGCGTAGTCTAACAAGTCATTGTCAAATTTGTCTCCCATTGCTCGCTGAATTTCTCCGTCTAATTCCTTCTCACGAATCATTTGGTCTTTACGAGCCAAATCCATTTGAAGTTTATTAAACTGTTCATGCAAGTCGTTGGTTGTGACACGACCCGAACGTTGCTGTGTCTGTGGTTCCACTGGCTGTGCGTTGCCACCGTTTGTTTGTTGAGCCCCTACTCTTGCCATATAACCAATTGCATCTTCAACACTTGTGAATTGTACTCCACTTGCGTTACTCAATGCATTGATAATACTCTGAGTTGTGCTTTTACGAATAGCACCAGGGTTAACGTTTTGCTCATTGCTTTCGTCAGTTTCCTGACCCTGTGCAATTCCAGGGGCTACTTCGTTGCCAACGAGATTTTGTTTAATATCCATTTGTAATTGTTTCCTTGATTATGCGTAATCACCGAGTGATAATGTATTTATACTGGCTTATCGTCCAATGTTTAAACCAGACAATTGTACTGCAACTGCCTGCTGTGGATAATAAGTGATTCCCATATTAGTGACAGGAGTGCCAGGTCCACCTAAGATAGTTGAACTTGTACCCTCTCCCTCATATCCTTCCTCACCTTTCTCCATTTCCTCTGTATCTTCCTCTTCACCATACATCTCATGTTGAGGAATCATACTTGGTGCTAAGTCACGACTGAGTACTTGTTCGTTTGTCTCAGTCATTAGAGTTTTAAGTTTTGGATCTTGCACCGTGTCAATGTACACTTGTTCATATTCAGGAATCTGTTCTGCTGGTGCTAACATACTGATAATCTGTTTTGCAACAAGACTATCAATAATATCATTACCTTGTACAAGTGATTTGGCTTCTTTGATTAGAGCCATTCTGTAATTTGTATCGTGCGCTTCATAGTCAGTATTATAATTGACTTCGCCTGCCCAACGCACACCCATAAATCTTGCGGCATAAGTGAAAATCATTTCTTCTGTGACTTCCATCAATCTTGCTTTTGCTTTTGCAAGTCTATGTAATGTTTTACGTTCTTCAATGATTGCAATGCCTGATGCAATCTGATTCTTAGTATTACGCAGTCCACCTAAGCCCGTAAGTGCCTCAATTTGTTCAAGGATATCTTGTTGCTTTTTAATAATCATGTCAACGTCTCCGGTGTCTACAGGGATGGCTTCTACCTGTCCCTCAGACGCACGAACGATTGCTCCCGCGTGAACTGGAATACTAATACCTTTTTCTGCACGAATTAATGTGTGTGCAAATTGTAGTGCTGAATATGCCTCGCACTCTAACTTATAATGTTCTCTTTGTGCGTCACTTGCTGAATCAATATCGCTAACGCCAAAGTCAATTGTTCTAGGATCTCTGCGACCATATGCGATGAAAACAGGAATACTCATACCAAGTGGAAACGTGCCTTCACCAATAAGTTCTGCATCTGCTTCTAATTTGCTACCATTAGTACCTTTTTCTACTTCATAACTTTGCCAATAACTAGGTGTCTTTTCATCACCTAAATGATAGCACTTGATATAGTAGCAATCCTCTTCTTCCATCTCTTTGATTTTTACATACTTAAGTATAGGTCTGCCACCGTAATAATCAAACTCCCAATCCCAAACATCTAATGGGCTAATAGCGCAAACATATGGTCTACCTAAATTGCCTTCTTGTGATTGGGGCATGTCAACTGCAACAAAACAATGACCAAAGATACTTGTTAAGTCACCAACGTTTTCCATAAAGCCAGTGATTGTTCTGTTTTGTAAGTCTGCATCTAGTGTGAATAAGTCTGCCCACTCAGTGTTCTTAGGATTAATATACTGACCTGCTGGTGTGCAGAATTGAATGTTACGTTTAACGCCTGGCTCAAACAATACATCATTAATGGTATCAACAATATAACGGCAAACAGGTTGTGCAACAGTATTGCTGATTAAGTCTTGCCACAAGTTACTATCTTCACTTGGGCGCTTTTTGCGTACAAACGTCTTGAACGCATAACCACCTAGGTACGCATATTGATACGCCAACATCTGCTGGTATATTGCGTCATAGACGGCACTTTTCTTTAATAATTCTGAGTTTTTCATCTGATGTTGATCCTTAAGGACTTGCTTGGCCAGTATATGTTGTATTTATACTTGTTGGCTTTTGTTTGCAGTTATCGTTATGCCATCGTGATATCAAGTTTACTGCTGATTCTTTACCACAATGATTGCATGTGCTTCTGGGTTGTTTCTTACCTAAACGTGTTGTACCACCAAATGGATTTGCACGACCCTTACGCCACATGTCACGTGTATTATCGCTACGTGATCCTAACCATAAATGATTAGGATTAACACATAATGGGTTATCACAAGTATGACAAACACACATTAGTTTAGGTATCTTTACATTGTTATGTTCTTCATAACTTACACGATGAGCAGTACGCATTTTCTTTTCATCACGTATCATGCCATACCCAATATTGTTTGTACCACCTTGCCATTCCCAGCAATCTGTATTTTGATTTATAATAACTTTGTTTAACAATCTTTCTAACAATGTTAAATCTTTGCTACCTATATAATTAGCCATAATTAACTCCATACCATATGGTCTTTTTCAACTTCATCACCATTCATAATTTCTTCCCATGTTGGGCCACCAGGATATAGTGGTGACGCAGGCATGTGATTGACGCCAGGTCTTACTCTGTTTGCAAAACGTTGATCCATGCCAACGTATTCTGCGATGCCTAAACTATCATGCGTGATTGGGAACAAATAATGAATGCCATAACGTATGCAGTCACCAAGACCGTCAATGTGTGCATACTTTTGTTCTGTGTACTTTACTAATCGTTTGCGACTTGCATCTTCAAAGTGATATGTACCTAATGCCTCTAACAAAAACTTATCATCAGGTTTTACAACAAGACCACCACGATTAATAAATGCATTGCTTGTATTGTCTGTGTCTGTAACTAATGGATTACTCTTGCGTGTGTTTACAATTGTAAATCCATACTTCTCTAAAATAATTTTGTCAGTTACACCAAAAGGACTTGTGGTGTCCCGATTCATTTGCGTTCCTGACATGTCAATGATACTATTAATTCTGCGTCTCGGGAAATCTTCACGAATCGCTGAAGCAATACCTTCTGTGCTACAGTCGGGAATGGCATAACTTTTTAGTACTTCAATTTTTCCATTAATGTCGCCGGGCTTACTGACTTGTGCTACAACGGCGCACATGACTCTTTTGTTAAAGTCATGAAATGTATACAAGTCATTTCCATTGTCTGTAACTTCTTTACAATACTTTGTTCTATCCCATGTATAGAAGAATTGGTCAGCAACACTTTCCCAATGGCACATATAATCTTGTGCAAACTTTAATGGGCTGATAATGCGTTTCTGTTCTTCAATAAACTGTTTGTTACCACTACGCATCTGCAAATAGTTGAAATGTCTTACAACATATTTGTCAGGTCTGTCTAATGCCATCTTAAACAAATCATGTAATGGACCTGTACCATTAGGCGTGCTGATAACAATCAAACGACCCGCTGTGTCTGGTTGACCAACTTTAGGTCTTAAACGATTTGTTATTTCTTGTAGTGTGTCTGCTGTATACAAACTTGCTTCGTCTGCGACCCATATGCCAACGTTAAGACCACGTAAGTTCTCACGTTGTTCTGCGCTCTTACAACGAATGAAAACACCACTAGGAAATTTGATTGTTAGTTCACTGTTATTGATATCTTTACCATCAATCAAGCCAAAGTGTTC